GATTGTATTCATCATCACACTTGATATAGACTTCATCGCCTTGCACTTTGTAATCACCACATGCAAATACAGTCATTGCACCATTGATATACTTAATTGCAATCGCTGTGATTGGTTCATTCGCAAGATATGGATCAGGAAATCCATTCTCTGAACCGACTTCGATATCAAGTATCGCAATAGACAAGTCTTCCATCTTCCAATCGACCATGCCTTTTTGTTCATCTGCAATGAAGGCATATTGATAAGAAGAATTGCCAAAGATTTTAAAGTTAGTTACTTCATCATATCTTTTAATGAAGTCTCTTGCTTCTCTGACGGATTCGAATTTCATCGGCTCGAGAAAATCTCCCTCAAGCGATTTGTAGGCAGTTTCTTTTTTAGATGGCAAAAACAAAGTAGGCGTGTAAGCTACTTTTAACTTTACACGCCTGCCTTCTTTAACACCACGATATAATATGTTGTTGCCAATACAGGCAACATTTGTGTAGTATTTACTCATTCATATATTGTATCATAGTTTTGGAATAGAAGAGGCAATTTCGATGCCACTACCGAACATTTTGTTATATTGATTTTCAAGGTCTCTACTTGGTGTAGTAATGCATAATACATTATCCATGCTTATTTTAATACCTGTAGTAAACTCTTCAGCAAAATCTAAGAATGGGGCGAAACCCATCATCGGACCATCTTTAGTTGGTTGTACTATCACTTGAACCGGCTTAGTGATAACAATTTCTGTATCATTTGTGCAATCAACTCCGGCGAGAATCGTATGATTCGTTTTGAAGGTTACGAGCTTCGTTGTCATATAATTTAATTTCCAATACTGAATCAATAGGTTGTTTATTTGAAAAATCTACAGCATCAGCAAGTGTATCAAACTCTTTGAATGATACTGCTGATGTGCCGTTCATATAGTAACACACTCTATACATTGACAGGTGTCCTAGCAGGCAATACACCAATAGTTACCCATCGTTTAGGAAAAAGCATTTCCCTTCCACGATAGTCGTTCATGTCTGCGGATGGATCTTGCACCCATCCAAGAACCTCAACCATGTTGTCAAAGTCCCGCAAATACAAATCGTACCTATCTGCTCTAGGCAACTTGTATTCTACTGCGAGTTTTTTTGCCAATTCACGAATGTTCATTACTATACCTCTTTATTTAAATTAACTTACTTTATACATTATAACATAGAATATGTTAGAGTGCAAGCTTTTTGTTAGCATAACTGCCTAAGTCAGGTGGTTTCCATCCCTCAGGTTTCATTACCTTACCGTCTTCTCTTTTAAGAACTTTGCCTGTTTTCTTATCAATCTTTGATAGATTAGATTTGGCAACTTCTTCCCAAGCACCATACACTTGAAAGTTTTTCATGTAACAGTAACCAAGAATTACCCAAATCATATCCATACAAGCGTCAAGTTGTTCAACATCATCTCGCATAATTAATGCTTGACAAAATTCATCATACTCTTCAGCGATTAAAGTGCGATACAAATGAACATTGTCTGGTGATGGTCGTTGGTCACAAGCATCAATAAAAACTTTAACATCAAGTGCCATGTTAGACATGATTAGACTTTCTTTCTCAATTCAGACTGATAAGTCCTATTTCTTAACTCGGAAGAACTGAACCGATGATTGCGAGAGTTGTACCAAATTTTGATACCACGGTCTTCACAAATTTGTTTACCTGTAAATTCTTTATCTTTATACTCTTCACCAATGATGCGAACACTAAGTGGTAAGAACATTAAAATATCTTCAAGGTCTTTCTCTGTATCATACACGATAATTTGGTCTACAAATTTAACCGCAGAGAGTTGAACATATCTTTCAACAACTGATTGAACAGGTTTGTTTTTTGTATCTGGTCTATCGATTGTTGGGTCACTTTGAACACCTACAATCAAATAGTCACAGATTGTTTTACACTCAGCAAGCATTAGAATATGCCCAGCATGAAGTAAATCAAAAGTCGAACAGGTGAACCCAATAGGTTTACCAATCATATTATCAGGTAGCACTAGCATCTCTTTTTTCCTTACTAAGATTCTTTATAAAAACAGCCTCATCTTTCATCTGATAGTCGAGTGTATCACCGATTTGCCAATTAAGTTCTTTAACCAACTCATCAGGCAATTCAACAATCGCATCACCATTCTCACAAATTTCTGTCACTTTAGCTGTGTGGATTTTCATATCATTGTCACTTCAACATTACATTTATTTAAGAAATCTATACCATCTGTATTCTTATAACTGTTGCGATAGTATACAGATTTAATTCCGGATTGATAAACTAACTTAGCACAATCTAAACAAGGTGCATGTGTGATAAACATACTTGCACCATCACTTGAATTTGTTGACCTTGCAATCTTAGCAAGTGCATTAGTTTCAGCATGAAGAACTTCTGGTTTGGTTTTTAAACCTTTTATAAACTTTTCATCTTCTTCTATTATTATTTCGTCTTCGCAGTTATTATCCCAACCACTAGGCATTCCATTGTAGCCAATGCCGATGATAGTGTTGTCTTTTACGACAACACATCCAACTTGTAATCGCACCGCAGAAGACAACTGAGAATAAACCTCAGCTGCCTTCATGTGAGCATTAGCAAATTTACTCGGCAACATTCGGTTTAGACTTGTCTTTCTTACCAGACTGTCTTTCCATTTTATTGGAATGTAGTTGTGCCTGAATCATAAGATTCTTGTATTCATTTCGTTGAACAGTATTGACCAAGGTCGCCATTGTTCGTTTTACTTGCTTGGGGAGTTTAAAGTTTTTATCAGGTTTCATAATCATATTATATCAAATAATTCTATAGAGGTGTGGCAATAATAGGGGTCATTGCGACCCCTACCGTTTAGACTGCTTCTTGAAGCAGTTTTGGATTGTTGAAGTTTAGTTCTTTACTAAATTCAACTTTCCTTGGTTTCTTATGTTCTGGAATTATATTTTCCAAAGCAATTTTAAGAATACCATCTTTGAATTGGGCACCACGAACCTCAATCGAATCACTCAGTCGAATAGACTTAGTGAAAGAGCGAGTAGCAATGCCACGATACAAATAATCCACTTCAGTTTGGTCTTTCTTTTCACCCTTAACGATTAGTGTACCGTCATGGATTTCAACATCGACCTCATCTTGGCCAAAACCAGCAACTGCCATTTCAACGACATACTTGTTGTCATCTAGTTTGATGATGTTGTGTGGTGGGAAAGAAGTGTTTCTTGTTGGTGCAGTACCGTCAACCAATCTTTCGAGTTCGTTGAAGATATTATCGAAACCAACAAATTGTGGATATAATGCTGTAAAGCGTGTCATAGTTTTCTCCTATTAAGCGAGTTAATTAAATGTGACCCCTAAGGCATCACAATATTATTTAGTCACCAAAACATAAGCGTCTTTGTTGACCAAGTAAATTCTACCAGGTAATTCTTCTTTAAATACTTTGATGAAAGTGTAATTGCCTTCAACACTCACATCATCAATATCTTTACAATAGACAATCTCTCCATTGTAGCGGTTCTTTAGTTTCACAATTTTCATAATGTAGTTTCATTTTAATGTTCGTGTAGTTTCTTGCCAATGTTATATTTAGCAATTAATTCCCAATCATCTTTCTCTTTAAAGGAGATTATCTTAATCTGATGTAGTGGTGCAATATTGTCTTCTAACAATTTGCGGTTAATTATCTTTACTAGACCCCATTCTTCTAACAAGTTTGCAATTGCATTTCTTCGTTGAATATCATTCTCTGAAATATTAGATGGTTTTCCATCTAACGCAAATAATTCTTTAAAATGGACAATGTAATATTGGCCTTGTTTGTGTAGAATGTGACATGATTGATAAAGAACTTTCTCTTTGCGAGAAGACACACCAATTCGGGTGAGTGTCTCCCTAACTTTTAAAAAGTCATCCTGTTCGTTGAGTGTTACCTCAACAAACTTATTCAAGTCTACCATTTTATTACCTCTTCAATCCACCGATATCGGTTTGTTCTTTTAGTTGTTGGATTTGTTCTTTGGTGAGTAGGCGTGCAGCTTCTGATGCTTTCGAGTCAGAGAAGCCAAAGACTTGTTTTATACATGTTAAATCTTCACTTTTCGCAGACTTTACCCACTTCGCAAACGGTCGTTTCTGTGACCGCACGGTATTTAGTAAAAAGTCATTTTGTAACTTTTTGTCTAAGAAGTGGCTTCTGTTCATTTCATTTGCGTACATGATACAGTCTTTGTGATAAGAAAGACCCCTATTGACCATAAATGGTGAATAGTCTTTTTCTGTTAACTCATCAACAATTAACTGTTTTTTGTTTTGAAGAATTGCGTTTAGATAATCAAATGGATTACTCATAACATCCTCACTAAACCAATTGTATCAATTGCAGTTAGCAAAATGTAGTTAGCAAGCATCCCAAATGATTTCCTAGTATAAGCAGCCCAAGCATACATGGCACAACCAGCAATCCACACAGGATAAAGAGCGAGAAGTGGAGGATTGGGTACTGTAAGAGCCATTGTAATTGAACAACCGATACTAATAATCCAAGCCAACAACTCAATAATAAAACGAAACTTATTACTAGTCCAGTCATCACGAATCCAATCAAAGGTTGGTTTGAATAAATCTATCATACAAACTCACATGTTGCCATGAGCTCAGTTAGACATGCGACCATGTTAATTTCTTGGTCAGCAACAAATGCCTGTTTGTATTGATAGTCAGCAAGAATCAAAACTGCTTGTGGAATAGATTGTGGTTTCATTACATCATACAATGCATCATACAGTTGACGAAACAAAACATTCGCATCAATATCTGTACCACCAACCCATTTACGAATCGCACCAAAGTCTTTGTCTTTGATATGCTTAGTAATCTCACTCAGTTGAACATTACCAATCTGTGTGAGAACACCAGTATCAATTTTACCAAACTGTGAGTATCGTTGCAACTCATTTAGAATACGGCGATTGTCTGGAAAGTGTTTCTTAATTAATTCTGCAATAACTGAATCAACAAACTCAACTTTTTCACTTTGCAAAATCATCTGAACTCTCTTAAAGAAAGCAGATGCCATCTTAGCCTTCTCACCGTTCTTCAGATTGAAATCGATAACTGCACAACGACTGTGCAATGGTTCAATGATACGAGTTTTGTAATTACAAGTAAATATGAATGAACAGTTACCTGCGAACTCTTCAATCGCATTACGAAGCGCAGGTTGTGTTGAATTAGGATTTAGATAATCAGCCTCATCAATAATGATGACCTTACGACCACCAGTTAGTGACATTGACGAAGCATAGTTTTTGATTTTGACACGGAATGTATCAATACCAGATTCGTCTGAACCATTGATTACTAGAAAATCGCAACCAATCTCATTACACATAGCCTTTGCAATAGTTGTTTTACCAACACCTGCACCGCCACTCAGTAAGAGATTGGGGATTTGTTTTTGATTAACATACTCCTGAAATGGTTGTTTCAACCTCTCAGGCAGTATGCACTCTTCTACCGTTTTAGGACGATACTTCTCTGTCCATAATAAATGTTCCATCACAATACCTCATAATATAAAATAAAAAAAAATTAAACTTCGTTCAATCGAGCAACAACTTCAAGGTATGTATCTTCTAGTTGAAAGGTTTGACCAGTAACTGTAAAGAGGGAGGTAACAGTTGAAACTTCATTTGCTTCTGTTACTTGAATTGCTTCCCATACTGATACTACATGTGCTGGATTAATAGCGACACTATCACTAGCATTACCTTTAAAAAGATTTGTAAACATTTTAACAGCCATTATATACTCCTAGATAGTTCCGTGATACGGAATTCTAAAACAGAAGCAGCAGTATTGTAATGTCCTGTTCCTTCTGATTGTGGTTTATAATAGTCTTTTAAAAGAGTTTCTCTTTCAGCCTGCAACACAGCAATGTATTCTTGCTTTGTTAACTTAGGAAAGACTGGTTGTTTTTGTTCGATTTGAACAAGTGGTGTTTCTTCATCATCAGGAAATGCGTCAGAGTATTTCATAATTAAGCCGCCTTCTCAAACTTAGAACCTTGTTCAGTTGTAATCCAATATTGAAGTGGGTGTGTTTTGTGTTTGAAGTTAGAGATGCCCTTAGAAGAGATAGACACATCATAACCACCAGCAAGAATCTTACTGATATTTTCTGTTTTAAACACCATGCGATACTTACTACCATCACCAGCAGAAATTTCAAGTGCATCGGTGTGTGCAGAGTCGTTCGCCAAATCGATAGTTACGATTGAAACTTTCTTACCATCAGATTCAACAGCAACTTGTGGTGAAGATAGAACTGATGCAGCTCGCATAATCCAATCATAGTCTTCAGCAGAAAGAGTGAAATTAATCTCTGCATCAGGCATTGTCAATTGTTTCTCGGGCGGAACAACAATCATTGTGGGTTCACAGAAGCGATATTTAATCTTACTGCGACCTTTGTTACCAACGATGACAACATGTTTCTCATCAAACTCAAATGTTGGGTCATCTTTGTGTAGTGATACGACAGACAAGAAATTGTTCAAGTCATATACACCGAAGTCTGCTGGAATATCTTCTTTGATATCTACCTCAGCAAGAATATTTTTATGTGAAGAAACTGTTTTGAGTTTCTTACCTTTTTTAAACATGATGCCTTGATTTATGGCACCGAAGTTCTTTAACACCGATAGTGTGTCGTTTGATAATTTCATTTAATACCTCTCATAATTAAGAATTGTCATCAACAGAATACATTATATCATGTTCATACAGAAACATGAGGCAACAAAGAGCATGAGCAAGGTGATTTTTTCCTGATTCAGAATCATTCTGTTCACCTTCTTTCCATGCCCATAAATGCCTTTGCAATGCATCAAAGTATCTCCGTTTAGAATCGGGAACATGTTTCCAATTATCCGGTTCATACTTCTCTGCACCAAAGGTCAATATTTCAACTGTGGCTTTTAGTGCAAGTGGTGGCAGTAAACCATATTGTAGTTTACCGCCATCAAATTTACGACCGCCAGTTGTAGCGGTCTGAGATGCTTTTATTACATCAGTTGTCATAGTTTACCGGTATACTGTGCAACAGCAGGCATGTTACCTGTAAATGCATAGGTACCAATGTGCTGAGTTTTCATCCACGGACAAAGGAAAATCTGTCCACCCATTTTACGCCACATTTGACAGAACATATAATCTTCAGACAAGTAACGGTCAGAACCACCGCCTGTGATTGATTCTTTAGAATCGATTACAGTATCAAAGTAAGCGTGAATATACCTTGAACCATCAAAGTTTGCTTGACCAACATGGTCTGGTTTATATTTGATAGTTGGATATTCTTTTGCCATCTTATCAAAGACAGTTCGGTTTACCAACATGTAACCAGTACCAATTTCCATAACTTCTAATGGTTCGGTAACTTGAAACTGTTGTGTACCTTTTACCACATTGAAAACATATTCACCAACAAGAGTTTCGAGTTCTTTTGGTTGCATGTCTGGATGATTTCTTGCAGCTTGTGCAATGTTACTCCAGTTCATTGATTTCTTTGGATAAGGTCCACCAATAACATCTTTATCTAATGCTAATAGTGCGACAACATCTTGCGGATTGAAATGAATATCGGAATCGATAAACAATAAGTGTGTGTAATCTGTACGAAGAAATTCATCAACAAGATAGTTTCGAGCTCTTGTGATTAATGATTCGTTGAAAAGGAAAGAAAATTTGGTTTCAATGCCATATTTTCCCATTGTTGCTTGTAAGTCTAGGCATGATTTCATGTATAAACCATGATTCATTCCACCATACATTGGTGTGGCAACAAAAAGTTTTTTCTTTTTTAGTTCTTCAATGTTAACTTGTATTTCCATAATATGCCCATTCTGTAATAAAAAAAAGGAGAGATACTAATATATATCTCCCCTTTCGCATTTTTCCTAAGAAAAATTAGGCAAATGCACGCTCACCAGTGGAACGAATTGCAGCGATGCCTGCAGCAACCATACGCTTAGTTGGTGTACCCAAGCGATAGAAAGCAACTTTGTCACCATTCGCATTGATGCGAGTGTTCAGGTAAATTGCATTACCTTCATTACGCAACTCATTGATGGTTGCGGATGGATTTGCAACACCGAATACTGATTGCATTTTGTTTGCAGTCAAAGTGTTGTAAGAACCTTCTTTAGAAAGATAGGCAAGGACTTTAGATTTTGTAGACATAATATCTCCATGATAAAAACGAATCGCAATTGAAAGGCATTTGAGAGGCGATTCAGATAACTCTCAAATATGTTATAAGTATACACTAACTCACTAACGGAGTCAAGCGTTTATTAGGTACAAGTAAAAAAAGACCCGACATTTGCCGGGTCAAAGTACCGAAAGGAAATTTAATTAGAATGGAACTTCTTCTTCTTCTGTATCTGAGGTAATCTCAGGTTGTGGTTCAGGTTCAGGTGCAAGCAACTGTTCAACAGAAGCGCCTGCATCAACTTTGGTGTACAAATCAAGGAATGATGCCTTAGTGTCATCATCAAATCGATTCAAACACAAACTAATTGCCTTGATTTTATCACCGAAGATACCGAATGTTTCGACAACATGGACTAAACGGCGAGTGGAAATCACTTCATCACAACCACCGTCAGCGAATGTTTTACGAATAACATCTGCCCAAGTAACAAGTTTGTCGGCAAAGTCATCATCGGAACGATTAACGGAATCTAATTCTTTACGAATGATTTTCTTTTCAACAGTAGCAGAAGGCCAGTCTTGTTCGTAAGTGTTACGGAATCGTTCAAGGAAAGCCTCATTCAATACATTGGTAAACATGTAACGACCATCGTCACTACCTTTACCCTTAGTGTTTGCAGTAGCAAATACGGTGAAACCAGGCGCAGGTGTAATCAATTCACCTTTCTTTTTCAGCATAAATGGTTTACCTTCAAGTACCCGTTGCAATGAGGAAAGATTCTGAGCACCATAATCAATCTCATCAATACAAAGCACGGCACCTTGGCGAGCAGCGATAGTCACCGGACCGTCACGCCATTCCATATTACCATTAATCAATACATAGTTGCCGAGTAAATCACTTTCATCGGTTTCAGGTGTCATGGAAATACAAACGAATTTTCTTTTCGCCTTAGCACATGCCTGTTCAACAGACATTGTTTTACCGTTACCAGAATGACCAGTAATAAAAACAGGAAAGAAACGCATTGATTGTACGATGGAAATTACATCATCAAAGTTACCAAAAGGAACATAGTTCTTATAAACTTTTGGAATCATATCCGACATTTCAAGGTCGGTAACTACATTGACAATACGATTATCGGATTTTTCTACAGGTTTAATCATTGGAATAACTTGTGCTTGTAAATTAATTGTAGCAGGTGCAATTGTGTTTACTTGACCTGATGTAGGCACTTTGTAAAGACCACGACCAACTTTATTGCTTGGTTCTCTAGTAAACCATTGAGCACTTGAAATGCCGACAGATTTACAAACTTCTTTAATTTCGGATTTCGTTACAGTAGTTTTACCCAAACCAATAAGATTTTTGATAAACTGTTCACGGACTTCGGTACGATTACTCATAATATAAAATACTCCTTCACTTTTAATAACACCATTATAACACACCTATTTCTAGGTGTCAAGCCCCTCTGTTGTTTTTAGGCAACAGTTAGGCAGCAATGCCCTGTATGAATTTTGAGACTAGCACTCGGTTGATTGCTTTCTTTTTATTGAATTTCATAAAGGCGTTTTTCAATTTGTTGGTGGTAACTTTACCCTCAACTTCAATTTCTTCATTCTCGGTAACTAAGTCACTACCGCCAGCAACAAGATAGAAGGCATCATAACCAGGACGGTGAGAAATCAGGAATTTTTCACTTCTGAATTCTTTCACTAATCGCACTTGTTCATTGTGTTTCTTAGCAAAATCAGTTCTTTGCAATTGATTCAAATCAGAGCCGTCAGGAAAAACATAACGATTGTGAATTGCATTTTTTACAGCGCCGCCACGATTGTTTGACAGCAAAAAGAAACCAAAAACTTTTGATTCTGTCGTTGCACGGAACCAATCTAAGATACCATTCGACAAAATTTCTGAATGTGTAGATTCTGGTTTATCGACCAATTGTCTCTGATACTTATGTTGTCTATCAGTTATGATAACATTGGTTGAACGGAGATTGAAACCTCTAGCAACTTCAACTTCTTCTTCAACATTGGTAATATAATTTCGTCTTGTATCCATTGTTTTGTATGCGGAACAATTATCAGCATCACCGTCATGCACAATCACCAAACTACTCATATCTAGGTTATTTTGTTTACGGAACGCCTTCATAACACCAGCAAGAGCAACAATCGCCTGATTCATAGGTGTATTGGATAAATTCTCTGATTCAGGTTGACCGATATAATTTGCATAATAACGGCTGTTTCTCACTTCATAAGATTTCTTCAACAAAATCATATTGCGAAGTGCTTTTGAATATTCAGCATTACTCATTTTTGAGTTGATATATTCACGAAGAAAAACATCTCTCAAATACAAATCATTCAATTTTACATTAAAAGATTCTTTTGGTTTTTTGTGATAATCTTCTGAAGACAAACCAGAATCAATCATATTGGAAGTGGTGCAATCACCGAAGCCATATACAATGAATGGAATATTCACTTTACGGCAGAACATCGATAGAATCAAAATCTGTTCAATAGAACCTGCCATGTTTTCAGACATAGAACCAGAGCGGTCAAGCAACAAAATCAATCCGTGTGATTTGCCTTTTGGCACAATCATCACTTTGCGGAAAATGTTATCATCAAACTTATATGATGATAGTTTGTTTACATCGATATCACCAGTATCAGAGATTTTTGTTTTACTGAAAGACTTGGCAGCCTTACGCATTTCAAATTCTTTGGCAAGCAATGAAATGTATCTCTCATTCTTGGACTTGAATTCATTAACATACTCTTTAACTTTTTCTTCTGATAAACCACCATCTTCAATCCGTTGATTGTAATATTCAGTCAGTAATTCTTGCACTCTTTTAGCTGGTGTAATGATGTTACTGTAGTTAGCTTTTGGTAAAGTAACATACAAATACTCACGGCACTTTTCATCGAGCAACATAGATTCATTGTTGCGGAAGTTTTCATCAGTTTGGCATTTTGGATCAAACTGGTCTACACTAGAAGGTGCTGATTCTTTATCACGGTTAACTGATTTGTCGGAATCATCAGAATCACTTTCGCCTTCATTTTCACCATCATCAGTTTCATTACCCTTTTGATTGGATTCTTTATCTGATTTTTCTTCGGACTTTTCATCTGTTTGTGAATTAGGTTCGCCCTCAGAAGTTTCATTTTCATTTTCTTCTGATTCGCCATATTCATCTAGGTCAGCATCACCGTCACCATCATATCCATCATCAAGATTGGAAATATCTTCAAAGTCATACAATTGCATATCGAATTGTTCTTGCTTGGAATAGGCATAAATTTCATCGGTGAAATTGATAACATCATCCCAAGATTCAAGGGATTGAATTCTATTTACAAAATTCAATTCTTCTGGAGAGAAACTGATTTTGGCAGTATATTGAGATTTGGTATAAATGTTCAATCTCTCAATAAATGCCATTGTGTTAATATCTCTGGTTTTCAAACCAAAGAAATCTTGTTTATTCAATTCAGCATAGGCATCACGGAATGATGTTTTCAGACCAGGATATTTTCTTTGGACTTTTTTCTCAATTCGAGCATCTTCTACAACATTCAAAAATGACTTGTAGTTTTTACCCTTAGTTTTGTCGGAAGCGGCATCATGCCAACCTTCCGCAGGAGTATAAAGTGCATGACCGACTTCATGTCCACCGAGAAGGTCATACATCACTCCAGACATATTTTGCCAAATTGGAAGATACAGCACACGATTTTTTGGGTCGAATTTGGCAGTTCGAATCTTTTGGTGTTGTATGGAGAGGTTCTCAGTTGCCATCAATTTGGCAAGTTGAGACTTTTGCTGAACAGTAAATGTCATAATATAGTTAATCTTTCACTTTTGATACTACCATTGTAACATAGTATAGCGAAACTGTCAAGCTGTCGTGTTGCGAGGAAGCAACACTCTAACCTGTTGATTTGTAAGGGAGAAATAGGGGGTTTCTCAGTCATGGTTGTATTATATCACAACCAGACTGGAAAAGAGGTAATTATGGTTTATAGAATACGAATATAGGTTCGTATTTGAGCCACATTTTATCGTTGATTTTGCAGAAGTTCTTTGCCTTGGGCAAACCTGTTTCAGTATCAATTCGATTTCCTCCAGGCATCTGTGCAAGTGCCATCTTTATCTTACCCTTATATATCATTCCTTTAGAGGTAAGTATGTCAATCGAATCTTGTTCTAATGGCAACATCTCACCACCGAACACAGCATCAGCAATGTTCCATAGAAGATATCTGTCATTATTCAAATACTCTACACAAGTCTCTAATGTCTTGCGAAGAAAACCCTCTCGCCATGCATCATATTGTGAGAACTTCTTGTATGATTGCTCAGGGTCTTCTGAGTATGCTTCTTTTGCAAAGTATGGTGGAGATGTGAAAATCATATCTAACTTGCCCTTGTACTTCTGAAACTTGGGGTCGTTATGAATCTCTTCTGAACCATGTTGAAAGATTTCGTATGTGTGTGTCTTTGGAAACAAACCAGTTGCACGATATGTCTTTGTATTAAAGAAGTCGGCAAACTCATGGTACTTTGTACGACCAGGAGTTGTCGAATGGTCTGTATTTGGGTCAGTACCGATGTAATGAATGTTTCGTTCATCATCAACAGATAGAGCACCCAACAATCTACCACCCCAACCTGATGATGGGTCATAAAGATTAATTTGTTCTTGTGTTTTGATATGGTCTGTATATCGTTCATACAGATACTTTGCAGTCAAAGGTGGAAAGTTAACTGCATACTGACAGAATGAAATACGGAATGCCTTCAGACCAACAGGGAATAATTTCTGACCTTTTTCATAGATTCGAATACGAAACAATTGTGCATCTTTGTGGTCAACATTCGTTGTGCAATTAGCAGGAATCAATCCAGGATTACTTGCGTGTAATTGCAACAATTCATCTTTAGTGATGCGAAGATAAGTCTGGTCTTTCAAGTCTTCATTGTAACCAGTATACTCTTTATCACCCGCATTAGGTTCTAACCAGTAATCATGTGTGTCATATGCCCTTGCCTTAGTTTCAAACCAAGTTAAGAATTCATTTGTAGAAGTGGCACGGAAGTTCAATGAACCAATTGCAATGACCTGATTTAATTTAATCGGTGTTGAATAATGATAGAAAGAATCTCTTTTGAAGTGCCGTGAGGCATAAGTGATGAATGTATCTAACAACTCATCTTTGGCAAAGTAATCATAGATTGATTTGCCACTATTCACATCGGCAGTATAGTTGATGCGAGTTTTCATCATGGTCGGAAACCATTGATTGACTGCATTACCGACTACACTTGTATTACGAATAACATCTTCTTCACCTGTAAGTTCATCTTTAACAAGGAACTTGTGTACAGGAAAAGAAGTCATCTCATTAAACTGGTCGATGATTTCTTGTTCGTCATATCCAACTCTTGGTGGTTGACCTTTTTCATCCCATAGAGACACGATTGTTTTACGAAGTTGAATAGCCCAATCACGGAATTCTTCTTTGCTCATGGCAAGAATCTCTTCAAACTTTTTGTTTGGTTCTGATTCTAGTAACTCTCTATTCTTTTCGTAAAAGTATTTCATTATTTTCCGTTTTCAATTTTATACACAACACCAGGAATACTACCGCCTGCCCAACTTGTATCACTCACATTTTTCATGCCATTCTTTTCGTAGAAGCCTCTTGCTCTAGGATTCTCTGCACGAACAGTTAACCAAACAACTTTATGCATTGAGAAAAACTCTTTCAATACCTTTGTTGCATTACCTGAACCTTGTTCAATAGTAACAATCTGCCCAATGTGTGCATCACCTTTTTGTGCTTCTACTTTGCCTATCTTTTGTTTTCTCTTATAGACACCAAACACAATCACAACACCATCTTGTAGAATAACATTGTTTGCCTCAATCTTTCGTTTGAGATAATCTTGCCGTATATGAGGAAAGTAAGCCTTTCTGTACGGTGCGAATATAGATTCTATCACAGTTAAGTCATCAATAGTGGCAATGTTCATTTCTTTCGCCTTTGCATTTTCTTAATCATTTTTTCTTGCCGTTGTTGTGCTAACTTTAAGGCAACTGGTCCAACATGTTGGGTAAACTTAACACCATTCAAATGGTCTAGTTCATGTAAGAAACATCTGGCAGTTAAACCTTCTAGCCTGATTTGTTTAAATGCACCAGTCTCATCATAGAATTCAACATCACACCAAACTGGTCGTTCTACTTTAACATACAAAGCGGGAAAAGATAAACAACCTTCATTATCTCTGGATAGTTCTTCTGATTTAGCAACTACTTTTGGATTGATACAAGCAATTTGAAAGTGTTCTGTGCCAATTACAAACACTCTTTCAAATACACCACATTGATTGGCAGCTAATCCAACACCACCATACAACTTCATTGTCATCTTTAGTCTTGTGACTAAATTTTTAATTGTTGGATTTGGAATTGCTTCTTTGTATTCTGGAATTGGAACACTCAACATTGGATGTTTATCACTAAACAACGGCAATGGATCTAATCTCTGTTCAAGAACAATACCAGAAGTTGTATCAATAGTTAAAACTTCACTCATCTTTATTCACCCAATCCTCTGCATAAATTTCTGCATCTTCTTCACTATTAAATCTAGCTGTATAGTATACGCCAGATGAACTCTTTACTGTGGCAAAGTATCCGTCTGCATCCTTAAATACTCTTGCTTCTGTATTATTGTCACCAAAAAATTTACTTAGTTCTCTCATTTTAATATCCTTGAAAAGTTCTTTACTTTATCAAACTTGATTACATTACTAAACTTGTCTTGTAGAATGTCACCCTTGTGTGAGATAACAAACAAATTAACACCATCTAGCATATGTAGGATTTTCATCAACTCTTCTGTGCCACCTGTATCTAGGCTTGAATCAAACACTTCATCAAGTATCAACAAATTGGTATTAGAAGAGTTCTTCAACTTAGCAACTGCTCGCCAAGTTAACATTAATGCCATATCAATTCGTTGTTTTTCACCTTCAGAGAAATTGTTATATGTAAACTCATCTCTGTGCCTAGATTTGATAGTCTCTTTGAATGATTCGTCAAGATTAAAATTGACAAAGAAATCTAATGAAGCTAAATACTTATTGACCAACTTGTTTATGATAGGCAAATACTGTTTAATAATCTTGGTCTTAATGCCCGTATCTTTCAACAAACCAGAAGCGACCTCATAATATGTTTTATCTTGTATTAATTCTTTCAACTCTTCTTGCAATATAAACAAAGAATCTTTTAATTCTTTTAACTCTTGTTGTTCTTTCTCTGACACTACCTTCGATTGTTTGAGTTCTTCAATTTGTTTCTGTAACTTAGTAATATATTTGTTTGTCTCAGTTATAGAAGTATTGTTTGTTGCAATCTTAATTTGTAGTGCTTGAATTTTCTTCTGCACTTCTGTAATCGTATTCAACTTGTTTTGCTCTGCCAATAACTTTTTCTCTAACTCTGATAGACCATGTTCGCACTCGGCCGCTTTGGTCGTAAGATTGGCAATCTCCGTCTCTTTAAACTCAACGGCAATGGTTTGCCTACAGGTTGGACAATCGTCATTATGTTGAAAGAAACTGATATCTTTTCTATATTTGGATACTGCGCTTTCAATTTGCGATTCAAGTTTTGTAATAGTCTTGAGTTTATTCTCGACCGCAGTTTTCTCTTCCACAGAGGTTTGATGTGTAGCAACTTCTGTGATGAGGTTTGCAGTCTCGTCATGTAAGGTCTGTATAACACTCTGATTACTTCGTACCTCTTCATCATATTCCTTCACCTTAACATCATTGTTTTGTTTCAACTCTTTAATATATTTTTCTTGTAACTCATATTTTTGTTGAGACAAGTCGATATCATATTTTTTATTTGAAGTTAAATCTTTGTTGTTTGATAGTTTGTCTTTAAGAATACCATTCATGGTAGAAAAGATTTGTATATCAAGCAAGTCTTCAATGATTGCTCTGCGGTCAGATGATGACAACTGCATGAATGGAGTAAACGATGCAGAACCGAGAATTACAATTTGTGTGAATGACTTGTAATTTAATTTGAGAATCGTCTTCTCTAAAATTTCTTGGTAGTCTCTCGCAGCAGCATCTTGATTCAACAACTCCCCATTCTGATAGATTTCAAAGACATTTGGTTTAATGCCTCTAATAACTTTATATGATTTGTTGTTTGTGTCAAACTCAATTTCAATAATACAATCTTTGCCGTTGATTGAATTAAGTAAACTAGGTTTGTTGATGTTGCGAAATGCTTTGCCAAACAGACCAAAGCACAACGCATCAAGCATTGTGCTTTTTCCAGAACCATTGTTTCCAACAATCAGAGTGTTTTGATTGTTGTCTAGTTTAACTTCTGTAAAATAATTACCGGTGGAAAGAAGATTCTTCCACCTAACATAACGAAATATAATCATTACTTAAATTTAGGTCCTGTTACCCATACAACAACTGATTTTCTTTTACCCTTAGTTACTGGTGCAACTCGGTGAATCATAAATGATGGGAAAATAATCATTCTTCCCTTTTTAGTTGGAATAATTTCGGCATCTTTTTCTTGTCCATTATTAATCATAAACTCACCGCCTTCATACTCATCACCAGGTTCATTCACACACATTGTAATAGATAATTTTCTTACCTCATTCATATCAGCAGGAACATTTTTACCCATGATTGTGTCCATGTGATAATCATATCGACCTGTTTCATGTGCTTCATATTCTGTATATTGGAATGTATCATAACCATTCAAATCAAAACCATAATATTGGTTGTTGATAGATTCAATTACATAATTCATCTTTTGAAAAATCCATGCCGTATCTGCATTGGCAGGATTCCAATCATAGAACTTTACATTTGATACCCTAACATCTTCATTAGGTTTTGATTTGACAATCTCTTTTCCATTTTCATCTTTTTCTATACTACCAACTGTTGTGCCTCTTTCAACACCTTGCGTATCAAAGTATGCACACATCTTGTCCAATTCTTCATTGGTAAATGCACCGTCCCAATAACACCAAGGATAAAAGATTCTTTGTCGTTCTTTTGGATAATTGTAAATAGTTTTTAAGTTCATTCTGTTCTCTCTGTGTTCAGCGCTTCTACATATAATTCACGCATCAATGTTTTAAGTTTTTCATTCTCGACATTTAATGTCAGATTATCAATATACTTAGACAGAATTGTCATCGTGTCTTCTGCTTGGTCAACAATTTCTTGATCCATATCAATCAGAGTATCACTAAAATCCTCTACAATTGATAAGTCAGCAACACCTGCTTTATAAATGTTATCCAACACACTATCGAACAAAAACGGATTCTGTTTATTAACTACAATCACTTTTACAAATGCATCTTTCAATGAATTGTAGTTGTATTTTTTCCATGCTTCAAAATCATTACTACCATCATCATAGGTAATTTTGTAAAACATCTTATTTGGATTTTGTATGAATTCTATTTGTCTTGTCTCAGTATCAAATACATGAAATCCTCTTGGGTCATTATAATCTGCCCAAGTCATTTCGTATTGATTGCCAAGATATGTGATATTACCACTTGTTGACTTGTGATGAAAGTGTCCAGATAAGACAACATCAAATCTATCAAACATTTTTCTATCTAGGCCTTCGTGACAGATATTGCCTCTGTCCATTTCAAATCCTGCAATCTCAAAATGCC